GTGGGCCAATCCATCAGTTGCCCATAAGCTTTCTGAGCATGGCGCCGGCGGCCGCGCCCACATTGGGGGCAAGCCAGGCCAAAAGCTGCAGGGTCAAGACGCCCGCCACCACAAGACACACACCCCGAGCCATCAAAACGGCCACACGTTCACTCATCACACCCCTCCTACTTACGCTTGCGCTCGAGCGCCAAAAGACGGTCTTCCACCCGAGCAATGAAGTCAAACACCTTGGCGAGCCGCTCGCCCAGGCGCTCTTTGACGGCCGCAAGTTCGACTGCCGACGCCACACCCTGGGCCAAGGGCGCCTCCTGGCTCTTCTGAGCGCCGAGCTCCTCCACCTTTTGCATCAGCGTGATGACGTGACCCTCGAGCGCCGACAGGCGCTTTGTGAGGTGGTCTGGCGGTTGCGGCGCCGCTTTGAGCTCTGGGGGCCCGGCCGACGCCACCAGGGGCGCGCCTTCCTGCTCGGGTAAAAGGTCACGGAGCGCCTCAAAGGGGATTCTGTGGCCGACCTGGGGCGCGTCCGGGCTATGGCGTACAAGGCGGCCGAGCTCGTCCAAAAGAAACTTGCCCGTCTGCCTGTCCCAGCCCGGGTTGTAGTGCTTGCCCCGGGCAAAAGCCTCATGGGCAAACCTGAGCCCCATCAGCGCGTGCGCCCACTCCTTGGCTCCGAATTTCAACCTCATGTTGGCCCCCCAAGGCCCGCCGTACCACCTGTGTCCCGCAAGAGGCAAGACCGCCATTTGGGCCGCCGCCAGGGGCGTGGTACGGTCTGGCCATGAGCGACCGACCTGCCGCGACCCGTACGGGCCTAGCCTGGCAAAACACTGTGGTGCGCGAGTACAACGCCGCCGAGGCCCGCCGCGAGCGCCGGGAATTTAACAAAAAGCTGCGCGAGCAGGCCCGGGCAAGAGGCAAGTTTGACCCGCCGACCCCCGTCTCCATCCGGCCCATCAACATCGACGACGCCTCCCACGTCATCGACAGCTGGATTCGCAGCTTTCGGCCGAGCCCCACCGTGGGCCCTGTGGAATCGGCCGTGTTTCATATTGAGCAGCGGGCCCGCATCAACCGGCTCATCAGCCGAAGCAAGACGTTTATGGCCTGCGACGCCGTGGACAAAAAGCTGATTCGCGGCTGGATCGTCTTTGAGCCGCCCAAAGCGGCCGAACACGCCCCGGTGGTGCATTTTGTCTGCGTCCACCCAAGCTATCAGCTGCAGGGCATCGGCACGGCTTTGGTGAATTTGGCCAAACAAACCCACCCAGACCCGGAAGCGCCCATGTGGTGTACCCACGACACCAGCCCCATGCGCCATATCCGGCCCAAGTGGAATTTGCTCTACAATCCGTATCTACTCGAGCTCGACTACTCGCAGCCCACCAAGGCTCAAAAGGGCATCGCCCAAGGAGCAATGAACTTCTATGGCTTTTAACGACCCGGTAACGCTGTCTTACGTCGCTTTTCGCCAACATGTGAACCTCGGCGGCGAATCCTCGCGCACCCTGAGCCGCCAAGGGGCCCTGTGCACCCTGGAATTGCTGCCCAACGGCATGATTCGGGTCCAAAAGCTGGGCAAAACCTTCTTTGTGGCCTCGGTGGTGATTGAAAGCTGCGAAGCGGCCGAAAATCAGCCCAAAACGGCCCCAAACACCGTTACCGGCTCATCAAAAGGCGCCAAAAGCGGCAAAAGAGCCCATTTGGAGCCCGATATGAGCCGGGCCGACGCGATTTTGGCCGAATTGGGCCATAAGCCCGATTGATGACCCGCCGCGATCTCGATTTGGACAATCTGAGCCCCGTCGAGCAGCGGGCGCTGTTGGGCGACTACGTGCAGCGCCAAAGGGCGCGCCAAAAGCGGTTGGCCCAGTACGAGCCCACCGCCCGGGAGCTGTCCACCGCCCAGGAGCTCAGGCGCAAGTGGTTCCCCCAGCAGGCCGCCTTTTTTGCCAGCGGCGCCAAGCGCCGGTGCGCCTTTACGACCCGCCGGGGCGGCAAGACCATCGGCACGGCCATTTGGCTGGTCAGCTCCCTTTTGGAGCACCCCACGTCCCTGCACCTGTACATGGCTCAGACGGCGGGCATCTGTAAGCTGTACATGTGGAATGAGATTAAGAGGCTCATTTTAGAGTACCAGCTGCCCTTCAAGACCAACGAGACGGATCTGACCATCATCCATGAGCGGGGTTTGGGGGCCATTGTCCTCAAAGGCGCCGACAAGGCCGACGAAATCGAAAAGCTGCGCGGCCCCAAGTGGATCAAGGCGGCCCTGGACGAAGCAGCCAGCTTTGGCGTGTTCATCGAAAACCTCATCATGGAGGTGTTGGGCGCAGCCCTCATGGACCAAGGCGGCGAGCTCATTATGACGGGCACCGCCGGCAAGAAAAAGGAAGGCATCTTTTACGAGGCGTGCCACGGCCTGCGCCGGCGTAAATCCGATGGCAAGCCCGTCTGGGAGCTGCACAAGTGGAGTTTTCAGGACAATCCCTTCATCCCCCAGTCGGCCAAAAACGAAGACACCATCATTGACGACAATGGCTTCGGAGGCCCCGATGACCCGCGCTTTTTGCGCGAGTTTAAGGGCATCTGGGCCGTCGGTGAATCCGAGCGCGTCTTTGCCGGCTTTCAAAGCGACAAGAACGTCTACAAGGAAGATTTGCCGCACGTGCACGACTGGCGCTATCTGATGGGCGTCGATTTTGGCTGGCACGACGAATCAGCCATTAGCATCGTCGCCTACGCCCTGACCTGCCGGCGCGTGTACGTGGTGGACAGTTGGGCGGCCCCGCAGCAATTTTCCGACGATGTGGCCCGCCAGGTGAACGGCTTTCGACAAAAGTACGGCCAGAGGATTCGGATTGTGGGCGACTTGGGCGGCTACGGCAAAGGCATCGCCGTACACCTGCAGCGCGACCACGGCCTTTACATTGAGCCGGCTGCCAAGCGCGACAAGCTGGACCAAATAGCTTTCATCAATTCCGCGTTTTTGCGCCGTGACCTGCTGGTGCATGAGCAAAGGTGTAAAGAACTCATCAAGCAGCTGCAAGAGGTGGCGTGGAATGCATCGAAAACTGACATGGGCAACCATGAGCGTGATGATCGCGCTGCAGCCATGCTGTACGCCTGGCGCGCTGCCAAAAGCGGCGGTTCTGGCTCCAAAACCCTTAGCCAAGACCCCTATCAAGATCCCGGAACAGCCTTTGCCATCAAGGAGAAGCAGGATGCCCTCAAAAAACGACCCGAAGGTGATCCCAACGAACCCGCTTGGCTCCGAGGAGACGATGACCCAACTGACGCGCCTGCTCGAATCCGGCCGAGCATGTGGCGTGAAATCGTTGGCCTATGAGGGCCTGGTCATCGAGTGGCACAGCCCCCAAGACGCCGGCGACGACGACCAGCCCCTGGACGACGCCGGCGACCGACCCGGTGACGATTTGGGGGAGTACGTGCTGGCCCGGACGAAAAACGACGCCCCCCAAGGCCCCTTGCTGCCGGCTGAGGTGGCCGAGGTGGTAAACTTGGCGCAAGATTACGACCGCTGGGACCGCTACGAGGCGGGCCCGGTTTCAGAGGGTGACTGATGAGCACGTATACCGTCCACGACAGGGCCCAAAAGGGCCCGGGCACCATCGACCTCTCGGGGATTAGCCGGGGCACCAAAAAAGCGGCCGAGGAGGTGGCGGCCTGGCTTTTGGCCGACGACCCCGCCCAAGACCTGGTCAGCCACGCCCAAATGCTCATCACCAAGCAGGAGGGTCGGCTGCAGCGCAACATCCGCTACCTGTCCCTGTATGCCAACCGCGACTTTATGACCGATTTCGCCGTGGGCGTGCACCGGGGCAAGCCCTTGCCGCGCATGAGCGACAATCAGCTCAAAAAGCACTGCGACACCACCGTCGGCAAGGTCATCCAGGCCAACTCCCGGGTCACCATGCTCACCCATAACGGCGACTTTGCCCTGTGGCAGCGGGCCCGCAAGATGGAGCAGGCGCTCAAGGGCGAGTGGGCCAGGATGCGCTTTTACCGCGAGGCCCAAAAAGCCTGTGTGGACGGCTTTGTCACCGGCACCGGCATCGTCAAGCTGCAGGTGGGCGAGGACGGCGACCGCATCGAGTGCGACCGCGTCTTCCCCAACGAAATCTTCGTGGACGAAATGGACGCCGCTTTCGGCCGCCCCACCAAAATGTATCAGGTGCGCTACGTCCAAAAAGACACCCTGGCCGCCATGTTCCCCGAAAAGTGGGATATCATCCAGGGAGCCGCCACCGCCATCGCCCCCTCCTATCCGTGGTGCCTGTATGAGCCCGGTATGATTTTGGTGGTGGAAGCCTACGCCCTGCCCGTCGGTGACCGCCCCGGCCGCCACGTCATCGCTTTGAGCTCGGGCACCCTCCAAGACGAGGAGTGGGAGGAAGATATCTTCCCCTACGTCGTGTTCAAGCCCTCGGACGCGCCTTTTGGGTGGTATGGCCAAGGCTGGGTGGAACACACCATGGGCGCCCAAATCTTGCTCAACAAAACGCTCAATATCATGGAACAGGGGGCCAGGCTCGGCATCGCTCCCTTCTGGGTGGTCCAGGAGGCGGCGGGTCTCAACTTTCGGCACCTCGACAACATTCCGGGCCACATCGTGGAGACCAATGGCCCGGAACCCAAGTGGGTTACCAATGCGCCATTTCACCAAGCTGCCCCCGTCTACTGCCAAATGCTCCGCCAAATCATTGCCGATTTTTGGGGCAATAATTCGATGGATACAGGCGGCGATGTGCCCATCAACCGCATTGATTCCAAAAAAGCGCTTCGGGAGTACCAGGACTTGGGGGCCTCTCGGATTACCTCTGTGCTCGAGCGGTGGACCCAAGATTTCTTTCTCGACGCAGCCGAGCGAACTTTCACGCTTGCGAAACGCATTGCAAAAGAAAAAGGCGCCTACCCCGTCCTCGTCCAGGACACGTATAAGAAGGCTGTGCAGCTAGACTGGAAAGACCTGGACCTGCAAAAGGACGCCTACCTGCTGACGCCTGCGCCCGCCAACCTCCTCTCCAACACCCCGGCGGGCAAGACCGACGATATCAAAGAGCTCATGGACGCCGGGCTCATCACCCAAAAGCAGGGCCAGCGCATGATGCAAGGCCCCGATGACATCAACGCCGTGCTCAGTGAGAGCTCGGCCACCGAAGACCACTTGGATTGGGTCATCGAGCAAATCATCGAGAAGGGCCACTACATTTCGCCCACCTCCGTCCAAGACCTCTCTCGGGGATTGGTGCGGATTTCGGACGCGAGCCTGCAGTATGAAACGCTTGGCCTTGAGCAATCAAAACTCGATATGTTTGCCCAGTGGCTCGAGGAAGCCCAAGACATCATGCAACAGATGATGGCCCAACACAGCCCGGCGGGCGCACCGCCGGCATTACCAGGAGCACCAGCAGATGGCGCAATCGCAGGCGGAATCCCAGGCGGACCCCAAATCAACCCAGCAACCGGACCCATCCCCGTCAACGCCGGTGGGCTCCCTGCCCTCGGAGCAGCCCCCGCAGGTCCGGGACCGGGCCTCCCAGCAGGCGGCCCATGACGCCATAGACAAGCGCAACCCTTTGTCGCCAGCCAACCGGGAAGCCAAGCGCCAGGCCATGTTGGCCAAGCTGCGCGAGGACCGCAACGTGCCGGAGCCCAAGCGTGCACAGCCCCCTGAGCCGACTGGAACTGATTCTGGCCATCGCGATGCTGGCGGTGGAGACCCTCAACCTGCTGGCGAACCTGGCGACGTTTCTGCACGTCAGGGGGTAGAGCCGCCGGCGGCCATCAGCGCCGAGCAGGCCCAGTGGATGCAGCAGCAGCAGGTGCTGCGCGAGGCCGAGCAGCGCGCCCGGGAAGCGACCTCGGCCATCGAGAAGCGCAAAGCCGAGGCGGAAGCGGCCGAGGCAAGGGCGGCCGAGAAGATTAAGAAGATGGAGCTCGCCATGAGCAATCCGGCAGAATTTATGTCGGAAGCGGGCATGACCCAGGACGAGTGGAACGCCTTTTGGGCCAACGGCGGCAAACTGTCTCCCGAGCAGAAGCGGATGCGGGAGATGGAGGCCAAAATGACCCAGTACGCCGAAAAGCTGGCGGCCATCGAGCGCCAGGCCCAGGCCGAGCGGGCCCACTCCCAGCGGCGCTTGGAGGATGCCGAGTTTACCGCCACGTTAAAAGACTACACCTTTTTGCCCGAGGTGGGCGGCATCGGCGCTGTGCGCAACAAGCAGCAGCAATTATCCACTCAGCAAAATAAATCCGTGACCCTCAAGGAGGCGGCCGACGCCCTCGAGCGCGAGGTACAAGAGGGTTTGAACGGTATGTTGAAGAAAAGTCATATATTGGCTAAGTTGGGACTTGCCACAGCGTCCAACCAGCCCCCGGCGGCACCAACGAAGACGCCCAAAACGCTCACGGCACGGACAGCAAGCGACAGCTCGCCCAAAGCAGTCACGGTCAAAGGACCGTTGGACTGGGCAGGCAAGCGCGCGCGCTATCTGGAACGTCTCGCCAGTGATCGTGCAGCGGCAAGAGACCGCTAGGGGCATCCGGCCCCCGATCACTGAGACGTTTGGCGTCTTCACGTATCGGGGGCTTCTCACATGCCAGTTGGAATCACGAACTTTCAGGCCATCTTCAAGACTTACTACGACCAGGACACCTTGCCTTGGCTGGTGCCCAACAACCTGCCGTTTTTCAATCTCATCCCCAAGCAGGACGGCTTAAGCGGCGATGTGATTGACCACGTGTTCAAGTACGGCCCCTCCCAGGGTTTCAGCACCGACTTCAACACCGCCATGACCTCCGCCTCGTCGGCCCCCAAGGCTGCCCGGGCCGCCATCCGCTGCTCGCAGGCGTACGCCGCTGTCGAATTTTTCGACAAGGACAAGGCCCTCACCGATGGCGAGGCCGCCTACGCCGACCTGGTCACCGAGGTGATGACCGGCAAGCTGATGGACTTTTACAAGAACCTGGACATGGAGTTTCACGGTAGCGGCACCGGCTGGCGCGGCACCGTGGCCGCAGGCCCCGGCCAGGCCAACCCCTTCAGCCCCAACGGCGCGACCCTTGCCGCCAACCAAATCGCCATTGCCCAGGGCATGGCCTTGGAGACGGTGTTTGACCAGGACCAGATGCTGCAGCCGGCCACCTACGCGGGCTTCCCTGTGGCAGGTTCGGTGTTCCCGCCGTCCGACGGCCGCACCCCCACCTCGTTGGGCAGCGCTGTGCAGGTTATTGCCGTTGACGGCATCAACCGCACCCTGACCTTGACCGACGCCTCGGCCTTTGTTGCCGGCACCTTCATCTTGCAGGCCGGCGGAGCTGTGGGCTTCAACAGCAGCAACCTCAACGGCGCCATTATCGGCATGGACAGCTGGGTGCCCTACGGCGGCGTGACAGGCTCAGACTCGTTTTTGAGCATTAACCGCAGCCCTTATCCCACGCGTATGGCCGGCTACTGGCTGGACGGCAGCAAATTCGCCATTGAGGATGCCCTCAAGCGGCTGAGCGCCAAAATGAGCCAGGGCGGCGCGCGCGAAAGCAACGTGGGCCTCGTCAACCCCATGGACTTTGACGCCCTGGATTCCAAGTTGGGCACCAACGTCCGCTACGGCACCGTGCAGACGGCCACCTACGGCTTTGACAGCATCGTCATCAACGGCGCCGCTGGCCGCATCGACATGGTCCCCGACCCCCATCAGCCCCAGGGCTACGCCCG